AACCGTCTTGTTGTGCAGCTTGGGTAGCAGCTCTTTTTGCAGCCAGGCCTGCAGGTCCAGGTGATCGATCATATCGGCCTGATTCGAGCCCCAACGCGGTCGGATGTGATTCTCCAGCTTGCTCTTGTAGCTGCGGAAACCTGACGGCGCCAGTTCGTTGCGCTTGATATCCAGCCACAGATCTAGGTAATGCCCCAGGGTGTTGCCCACCAGCCGCGGCGAGTTGGGGAAATGCCGGGCGTAGCTGAACGTACCCGTCTCGATCTCGTAATTGATCATCGCCGCCAAGCGTTCGGCGTTGGCGATAACCGCCTTGGTCGCGCCACCGGGGATAGGCTCCCGGCAAAGCTCGCCTTCATATCGAAAATACACACGCACGCGGTTGCCGCGTACTTCAACGCCATCTGCCATTGGTGCCTCGGGAAAGCCGAAAAGCCCAGTCTATGGGCCGCAAATGAGTGCGGCCCGTTACCGGGCCTAGAAAAAGATTGGAGGTGTTCTAGTGGCGCCGCTGTCGGTTACCGCGCATACCTGCGGCCCTTCTGCGCTTTAACCGCTTTGTCAGCCATGTGGATGGCCCATTCGGATGCCTTTTGCTTCTGGCGGATCTGGCTGCACTTGGCGTGCTTGCGGGTGGAACGGGCGTTACCGCAGATATCGCAGATGCTTGGCAGGGACAGATGGTGGCTGGCTAGCGTCGGGAGTGTGCGTGCTGGCGTTGTGGTAGGCTCTGCGCCGCCGCCTTGGGGTTGATGTGCTTGCATGGTGCTTCTCCTTTGGGGTGGTTGGCGTCGGGGATTGCAGTCCCCGGCGCCGCTCCTCTCACTGGCTTGGCCAGTCTCAGCTGAGTCGGTATTGCTTGCCGTCTTCGATTACATAGAAATTCACGTCTTTCTTGCGGTACACGCCTCCAACGCCGCCATGCACGGTGTATTCGCCGTGGCCACCGCCAACGCGCACAGGGAACAACTTGTCGCTCTGGTGGGCGTAATCGCTCGATTTCTTGATCACCGCGTAGATCTGCTGGCCGTACGGGCGACAGCCTGCCGGGCTGTGGGCGGCTTCGAAGCCGAGCCAGGCCGCGCGGGTTTCGATGTTGAAGAACTGATTCTCGGGACTTCGCTCAAGGTCGAAGCCGCGAGGCGTTGCCCAGTCTTCGAAGGCCATCAGCATTTCCAGATTCTGCATGGTGCTTCTCCGTGTGATTGCCCAGGCGTTGCAGCGCCTGGGCGGTTGGGTCAGTGGATGATTGCCAGCAGCACGTCAGGGGCAGCGTTGGCGCCGGCAGCGAGCAGTACCAGAGCGAGGGCGCTGCCGATCAGGGTGGCCAGGACGCTGTTGGGGGATTCGTCGTTCATGGCTCAGTCCTCAACCGGGACGCGGGTGGCGCCGACGGTGTGCCAGGCCATTTCGCGTACGGCGGTTTTAGCTGCTTCCAGGGCAACGGCCGGGACGTGGAACAGGGTGTCGAGGAAGTCGAGCAGGGCGATCAACTGGGCGTGGTTGCGGGCGTCGCGGATGGTGAGCTGCGCATTCACCTGGTCGGCCAGCTCGAAGGCCAGCGCTTCGGCCTTGCCCATGCAGAAGACGGCCATGTCCGGGTGCTCCTGCACCTTGGTCAGGAACTCGGCAAGGTCGCTGATGTGCAGCGCGTAGAGCGCCGTTACCGCGGCCTGGTTGTCAGCGGTGCGTGCCGAGCTATCCAGATCCAGCGCGATAGAGCGAGAGCGCAGCACCGGGTGGCTGCCGCCGACGATGGCCAGCGCCCCGCGGAAGGTGACCTCCCTCGATTCTGGTTCGCCCATGACCGCCCACCTGCGCAGCACGGCACCCGCTTCATAGCAGGCCGCGAATGGTGGCTCGTATGCCGGGGCTGCACGCTCGGACTCATCGATGACGACAGGCCGGCTTACCGCCTTGGCCAGGTTGCTGATCAGGGCGGCAAAGGTCGCATTGGCTTGGAAGATGGTGTCCGTCGGCTCGCCGGACAGCCGCCAGAGGTTGCTGACCAGCGTGGATTTGCCACACCCAGCGCCGCCTTGCAGATGCAGGATGGGGTAGGTGCCCTGCAGTGTGCGGATGCGCTCGGCGTGGTAGGCGCCGGCCCACCAGGCCAGGGCGACGAGGCCCTTGGCGCCGAACGCGGTGGTGAACAGCTCCAGCCATTGCGGGGTTTGTTGGTTTTGCATGGTGCTTCTCCTTTGGGGTTGTTTGCCTGGGCGTTGCAGCGCCTGGGCGGGGTTATGCCTTGAACACCCAGCACTTCACGGTCGCTGGGCGGGGAGACATCGGGTTTCGCTGGTTGAAAGCGCTGCGCACGGCGCTGTCGACCGCTCGGTTACAGTCGATGCACGGGCGTGAGCGGCTGAGCTTGAGCAGCGATCGCAGGGTCGCCACGTCGGCCAGCTTCTGTTTGTGCTCGGCGGCGCGCTCGGCGAATTCGTTGAGGTTGATGGCGATCACGTCCGGCTTCTTGCTGTGGTTCACCACTGGGTCATCGCTGAGCGACTGCAGGTAGTCGTACACATCCCAGAATGTGCGCACTTCATCCGGATCAGAGTTGATGGCGCCCTGGCGATCGAGGGCCATCACCAGCAGTTCTTCACGGGTGGCGCGCAGCTGCTCGTCGGTGATGGGCACCACCAGGCGCAGGGCATCGAGCAGCGCGAGCATTTGCGCGTGGTTCTTAATGATCCGCTCCACGCGGATTTCACGGATGGCGCGTAGCGTCTGCTCATGCACCTTCACCTGCTCGCGGAACACCTCCAGCACCTTCTGCTCGGCCTTGGTGGCCAGCAGCAGAAAATGGCTCACGTCGCTGGCCTGCAGGTGGTTGAGGTTGTCTGCCGCGGCGCGGCTGGCACTGGTGACCTCGGGCCGCGTGAAGTGCAGCTTCACGATACGGGTCAGAATCGCCTCAGAAGCCGCCACAGTGGCGTTCTGGCTGAACACCAGCGAGGCCCGGAAAGGCGGCGCGTTGGTGTCGTTACCGCCGTTCTTCACGCCGGTCAGGCCCAGCCCGCGGCCGTTGAACAGCGGCTTGAACTGGTCGAAGTCGAAGGCCTTGGCCGGGCCGCCCTCGGCGTCGCTGCGGTCTGCCTCGAGCACCACAACCGGCATGTTGGCGGTCTGGCTCAACCAGCGGCGCAGGCCGGCTTTGGTCATCTTGAGTGGGTCGTCGCCTTCTTCATCCTGCCGGCCGAGGAGCTTCCAGAGGAACATCAGCAGCGTCGACTTACCGGCGCCGGCCTCGCCGGTCACCTCCAGGAACGGGAACGACTGAAATTCACTGCGGATCTGCTCAGCGAACAGCGAGCCGAACCAATAGGTCAGCGCGATCAGCCCCTGTGCACCAAAACACAGCCACAGCCAGTCGAGCCACTCGGTGCGGTATTCGTGGGCGTCGGCGTTGATTTCCATGCGGATCGACTTCTGCAGCGTTTTCAGGCGCAGCTTCTTGAACTCGAAGTAATCCTCAGCGTTGACGCGCTCCACGATGCCGCCACGTACGGCCAGCTCGCCGAACACGTAACAGCCATGCTCCTTGCTGTAGCCCACGTAATCGACCGTCTGCACGGTTTTCAGGCCGAACAGCTGGTCACGCATGATCTTGTCGAGCTGCGCGCCGCTGCCGGTGAAAACCGCGCCGGCGGCCATACCCAGTAGGCGCTTCTTGAACTCACTGGCTGCCGCCACTTGGCCGCCGGTGAAGGTGTTGCGCACGGTGGGCTCGTCGTGCGGGAAGTCGACGCGGAAGTAGTACCAGGCTTCGTCCGTGACCTCGTTGCGCTGGAAGTACAGTGCCTGCGGGTAGCAGTTGGCGATTTCCGACACCGCGCCGCACTGGCGCAAGGCTTTTTCACGGCGCTGCTTGTCGTTGAGCAGCTGGTCTTCGTGCCGATCGGAGCCTTCCAGCTGCTGCATGGCCTTGTTGAATTTCTCCAGGTCCATCTTGAACCAGTACAGGCGGTTCTCGAACCCGAAGTGGAATTCATAGCGCTCGCGCCATTCGTACATCAGCACGCCTTTCTCGGCGGCGCTTTCGGCCAGCAACAGGTCGCCCTGGTAACGCGCCTCCTGCAGGTCGCGGTGCACGCGGTCAGCGCGCTGTTCAGCGTTGTCGATGAATTGCCAGCGCTGGTGCAGGTCGTTCCAGTCCAGCTTGCGATCGCGCTGCGGGATCTGCGCAGCGCTGCAGGTGTAACCCAGCTCACGGGCCATAGTGGCGTGCTTGCGGGTGTAACGGCGGGCGCCTGGCTCATTGTCCAGCGCCCACACCAGCTCGGGCAGCTTGGCGCCCCGGTTGCGGGCCAGCGCCTTGAGGGACTCGAACGGGAACGCGCCCGAACTCATGGCCGACACGGCGGCGATGCCATGGTGGGTGAGGGCGATGGCGTCAAAAATGCCCTCGACGATCCACAGCTCTTTGACCTGTAGCAGATCCACGCACGGCGGGCACCACCAGTAGCCCTTGGGCGATTTACCCGGGGCGAAGCGCGCCTTCTGTTTGCCGAAGCGGTGCGGACGGTCAATCAGCCGCTCCCAGTAGCCGCCTTGCTCCAGGGCGAAACGCACCGTGGCACTGCCGGCGTTGGGGATGTCGCGGCTCCAGAACGTCTCTTGGGTGTACCAGCCCTTGATCACCTGCAGGTCGAAGCCACGGGCAAACTGCAGGTAGCTGTCGGCCGAGGCGTTCGGCGCGGCGTCGGTTGCCGGCGCGCGCTTGCTCCAGTCGTCGAACAAATCCTCGAACAGGTCTTTGATGTGCCACTGCTCGCCGCATTTGCTCTCACGGCCGCACTTGATAAACCACGGCTCGTCGTGGCGCGAGTACAGCTCTTTCTTGCTACAGGCTGGGCAGGTGCCCTTGCGCATGTAGGGCGTGCCCTTCATGTGCTGCAGGCCGTAGTCGCTCTCAAGGCGGCGCAGTACTTCGGTGCGCAGCGTGTTGTCCATGGATTTCAAGCGCGGTTCTCCGCCGTGGTCAGCGCTGCTTTCAG